TCTTGCTGTGTCTCTACATCACTGACATTTACTTCACATAGGTTGCAAAACTGAAACGGCCTTAATGCAATTTCTGCACAAGGATTAGTACCCCACTCAGAGTCGTTTGTAAAATATACACCTGGCTCACCAGCTCCACTTTCTTTTACCTTTTCCCATATGTTAAAGAAATCTTTCTTCTTTACTCTATGTCTTACAACTACAGCAGAATTATTGGCTCTTGCTCTTTGGGGTTCTGTTTCCCACCAGTCTCCGAATTTGCATTGGAGCATATCTTGATCATCAATGGAAAACAAACTAATAGTAGCAGACCTGCGGATGCCACCAGATAAAACTGCGTCTGCAATCCAACACACGATATCATGCACTTCCAAAGTAGAGAGTTGTTCACCATGTTCTTTCCTATCAAATATTCTTTTAATGTTATGGACACAATCTTTTAATGGTTCAGGACCAGGCGCCTTACCACCACTGGTAATAAGCATAGCACCTTTAGGTCTTATTCCACCAAAATCAAAATCGGGTTCGGGTTTTCCACCAAGATAAGATTTCATTAACATCTTAATACAATCAGCCCAACCCTCAATACTATCACCAACTAAATAACGGCGTTTCTTAGTAGGTTTAGTTATTGCCGGTAGCTTTTCAACGTGATGTTTTTGTACTGAATAACCAACACCAGTTCCACCTAACAACAAAAACATGACTTCACTAAACGCACGATAATCATCAATGGGTAAATATGCACAATTATATATGCGCGATGGTGTTTGCTTAATCGCTGGCCCTGCAAACTGTAACGATCTCATAGAAGGTAAAACTTTCTTATCATATACTAACTGATAAGCTTTTTCTATGTTAGATTTAAACTGCGGAAAATTTGCAATGTGCATATCACGGTTTCTTGTAATAAGTTCCTTCCATGTTTCTCTTCTTTGTTCAGTTGGAAGATACCGCGCATACTTCATATGCACTGTAACTTCAGATAAAATCTGTTGTGATATGTCCAATGTTATTCTCCGTTTGAGTTTGAGGGTAAATTCTTTACACTTTCATAACCGTCCTTAAAAAAGCCTCTTCCAAATGCTATTCCTACTGGTGAAATAACTCTATTTACTTTTTTACTTTTACATTTAGGGCATGATTGTTTTTTATATTTATCATACTCCGATATCATACATTTGATTTCAAAATCGTGATCACACTTTTTACATTTAAATTCATAAACCATCAAATACTCCTTTTGCCACTTTTTTCCAACCTATGAATAAATTCAGTATGACCATTGTCAGAAGTCATTAGCACTTCGTACTCCACAACTTCATTAGTATAAACCTCTTCTCTTGACATCATTTCATTAGCAATGCGTATTACATCATCTTTTCTAGTATCTCTACGATGTGCAGAATATATGTGTGATATTTGTGTGTCTACATTCCCCCATCGTTTTGTTTTAGTAATTGTAAACCTTTCCATATTTTATACTTCCTCTTTAAAAGTTCTATATAAAGACTTCATCTTATCTCCACCATTCAACATACTATTGACCTTATCACCAATAGATAGGCCACCTGTAGTGGGCATATTTTCATTCAAATCAATAAAGCTACGGGCAGGGTCCATGTCAATATTAAAGTTAACATTTGCTTGACCCATACGATTCTTACCAATATGAAACTTCCTTTGCGAAAATGTACCAAAGAAGTCTACGACCATCGCTTTATTAATCGCTTCACCAACTTTATCAATAGTAATAACATCATCATTGAATCCTTCGCGGTTACTTTGAGTAGCTGTCCAGATCGGCAACTTCATCTCCATAGACAACGCACGAAGATCTTCAAAAATACTTTCCAACTCAAATCGTTTCTGATCATATCCACGGCGACTCTTCATCAAATCGCCATAATCAATTATAATTAAATCGGGACTAAACCCACTAGATAACAACCTTCCCATGTGAAACTTAAGTGTATTGATTGTTGCCACCTTTGGTGGATATTCTTTAATAAACAATTGGCCACCATCAAAACGAACCAATTCATTTTCTGCCTCAGACATTCTGCCTCTCAATTCTTTTGTGGGAATGCCTGTAATACGACTATCATAACGATTACCTACATGGGTTTCGCTTAACTCAAACGTATAATGAATAACATTTTTACCAGCAGCTAAAGCGCCAAAACCAAGATTAACTAAGAAAAATGATTTACCACCACCAGTTGGTGCCATCACCACACCCAACTCACCGTTAGCTAAACCACCATCTAACACATTGTTTTGATCCAACAACGGAAACCCTGTTGGAATACACGCTCGTGCATGTACTTGTTGACGAGACTTAAATGAATCAAAATAATCAGCTCCCAAATCTTGTTCAGTACTAATCTTTAAACTATCTTCAATAGTTTTTTGAATCTCTTCAAACTTACCTTCTTTCAGCAACTCTACTGATTGTAGAATTGCACCCTTCATAGATTGATTCTTACAAAACTCTAGCGACTTATCTTTGGCATATTCAATCTCTGGACGATTAACTTTTGTTTCTATATCTAACAAAACATTTATTGTTGACTCTTTAAGCTCTCCCTCTGGATACTGAGAGATTTCTGTCTTTAAAGTATCGTAAGTTGGTGCTGCATTATACTTATTAAAGAGTTTTCTTATTTCCAACCAAACTGTTTTGTGTGCTTCAGATGTGAAGTATTCTTCTTTTAAAACCTCAAAGCTCTTTTCAAAAAAATCTCTATCAATTAAAGCTGCTTGAAGAACACAATTCTGAAAATTTGTTCCAAAAGACTTAAAAGAATCAACATCCGTATACGACATTTATAATCTCCTTACAGTATTACTGGTTCGCGTGAAACTGACATGAACGATGAAATCCAATTATCAATATTAGTTGGCGATATATCTTCGCTCATCAACTTAAGTCTAAGTTGATAAGAATTAAACTTTAAATCTTTATTTTCGTAACTTTTTTCTAATGCTACAATTGATTGCATATTAACATCTATATCTAGTAGTTGTACTATCTTGTAGTTTAGCCTTAGCAACTCTTCATTATCAATATACTTTTGGTACTTCTTATTCTTTTGATTACTGGCATATTCTATAATGTCATCTACAACCATATCTTCGTTAACTGAAAGTAATGGAAAATCCCTTTTAACACTCTTCTCACCAACGCCATTGATGCCAGTGATGTTATCACTCTTATCGCCCACGATAGCCTTTAGAAGTGCATAATTAGGCGGAAAAACATCCTCTTTTTCTACCATATAATCCATGTCTATCATCTCACCTCTAGGATTTTCTTTAGTCTTAACTGGTCGGTAGATAGTGGTATTACCATCTACTAACTGAAAAAAATCTCTATCGGTAGAAACAATAACTTTTGCCTCATCTTTAAAGAAAGTTCTACAGGAATATGCTATTTGATCATCGGCTTCTAAATATTGAACTGCCGGTTGATACACAGGTAGTAAGTCTAAACACTCTTTTAGTAGTTGGAGTTGTCTAGCAAAAGATTCTGTTTCGTCTTCTTGTGAATATTCAAAATGCCTATTAAGACCTCTAAACTTTCTACCCTCTTTGTATTCCTTTAGCGTACGTCTACGCCGTTCTGATGAACCTTTACCCTCCCATACCACCGAAACAATGTCGGGGTTATGCTTTTTTATTTGCGATTGCAAACTATTGAGAGTGCCGAAGGCTCCCCCAACGTGTTCACCATTATCATTTGTTAGTCTAACTGCGGAGAAGTTTCTAACAAACATATTCATTAAATCAATCAATAAAACCTTTTTCATATTTTTACCATACCACCATCTTAGTTATGAGCCTTTTTGTAATCACTCTATATAATATAAGAAATTCTTTCCAAGTTGTCAAGCCTTTTCTTTGTTCGGCTAAATATTCTTTCTCTCGTATTTTGGCTAGCCGGATTGCCCATCTTTGCTGCTTTAAAATGCTCAATCTTGCACCGCCTGTATACCACACACAGTTCTCAATAAAAAGCCAATACCAAATCCTAAGTGTGATTAACATAATAAAAACCATTAATTAATATTAGTGACTCATCATCTAATTCACTCTCCATCTTTCTCTCTCCGCGTTGGTGTTGGTGGCTTTCTATTTCTTGGATTTATTCTTTTTTGCCATACAGCTTTTTCTCGTTCTCTAGTTCCCTCAGTATGCGTTGAATTAATATTATTTGTTGAGTGTTTTTGTTGGACCGGTGTATAACTTGTTTTACTAATAATGTATACTGGTGGCTCATAATTATTAAAGTAGTTATTACTATAAAAAGGATAATTGTTTCGATCATGGCGATTATAATATTGTGGGTAATGAACGTAATGTTTTTGTACTATGGGTAATATTTGCTCATCATAAGTAACCTTTTCTTTTTTAGCTATTTCAGTTTTACTACTATATGGATTAATCAATACAGTATAACAACCAGTTAATAAAAGTAATGGTAACATTTTATAGATCATAATTTATTCTTCTTAATGAAGCATCATCATACTTATAAGGTTCAACACCAGGCGTTTCTAAAATATCAATACGATTAACAAACCGTGCATTCATCGTATCTTTGACTTGATATACTCCAGACTTCTTACCAGCATCCACCCAAACATAATCACCAAATCTAAGAAAACCCCCATTACGTACAAGCATATTCCGTGAAACCGCCACATATTTATATTCGCTCGCTCTTTTTATTTTAATAACCGTTCCATCTGCCGTAATGTTAGGTGTATCATCAGTTTGAGATGAAACAGGATGATACATTGTAACGACTATTTTATGAGTATTAACCTCATAATCATTTATTGTTTGCTCATAAGTTAGTAATTTTTCAGCCATCATCAGACCATTTATAGTGGTGTCTTTTATGAGCGAATCGGCCATTGATATTTTAAAATTTAAAAAACTTATTTCATCATTTAATTCATCAATGACGCTCTTCTTTTCTACACTATGTGCCACTAAAATGACCGATAGTAGTGTAATAGCTATGGTTTTTATATTTTCTTTATTCATATTAATTCCCGTTGGTAGTATAAATATAGCATAGAAATTCTATAAGTTTTACTATCATTCAAAAAAATTTAAATTCATTGTTTGGAAAAAATTTTACTAGAAATGGTACCGCTACGGAGAATCGAACTCCGATTGCAGGGTTGAAAACCCTGAGTCCTAACCGTTAGACGATAGCGGCTACTTAAACGCCCACTTCGCCATCCTCACACCCGTAAAAAACAAAAACAATAATGCTGCTCCGGTATAAGATGTAAGTTCAGTTACACCAAACACCGGAGCTACGGCAAAATTCCACAGCAGGGAAAAGAAAAATCCAAGCAGAAGGTATAGTAAGCCGGCAAAAATACCAACCGCAGTAATGCCGATTAAAAATCCAACACACCACATAACTTTTACAAACCATGGCGTTTCTGTTTTAGTGATAGGCTCTTTTATCTTTTCCCAATACTTCATTAAAGAATTTCATCCTCTCCTAATGATTCTGTGGTTACTTCTTCTTCACGCTTATCTGGATCTTGTTCTATGATTAACGACTGCTTTACCATCTTTTTACAATAAGCATGAGCTTCTGCGTTTTCAGCTTTCCTAATCCACTCTACAAATTTAGTATTTTTAAATTCATAAAGCTCACCGGTATCTTTATTGGTAATAGAAGATTTTTGTGCTGAGATTTTTGCCGCGATGTCAGACTTGAGCAAAACATCAAGCCAACTCTCTTCATCAATCAAGCCACGATTGAAATACATTTTAAGTTCTGCCTCACGATGAGGCGGACCCAAACGATTTTTGATAACCTTTGGCTTAATACCCACGCCAATTGTGTCTTGTCCGGCTTTGACTTTTCCACCACTATAAAGTTTAACCCTTACCGATGAAAAGAACGGTACAGCTTTACCACCAGGCGATATTGTAGGATCTCCAAATACCATACCACCAATCTTTTCCCTTACTTGATTTAGAAACACCAACGCAATTCGTTGATTACCTATGAACCGAATACTCTTACGTAACCCTTGACCAATTAATCGTGCACCTAATCCAATAGTAGAGTCACCATACTCACCTTGAATTTCAGCTTTGGTAGAAGTTCCAGCAATAGAATCCCAAACAATACAACATAACTTATTCTTATCGTTTTCGCGGATTCTTCGTACTATCTCTTCTATTCCTTGAAACACTTCTTCAATAGTTTCTGGTTGCAGGTAAACAAGATTGCCACCTCTTTCTTGCTCCTTTATTCCAAGGAGTTTTAAAAAACTCCAATTCGCAGCGTTTTCGGTATCAATGAGAACTGGAATGCCACCCCTATCTTGACAGTCTTTTAGGATCATATAAGATAGGAGTGATTTACCAGTTGCTGCTTCACCACTAATTTCAACCAACTTACCAACAGGAATACCGCCAGGCGCATCGGCATCATTAGAAATGATAGTATCTAAAACAGTAGAGCCGGTAGAAAGCCACTCCTTTACTTCAGCAGGGCTTTCTCCCTTTCCCATAATGTAGGCAACGTCACCTATTTTTTTATTTAGTGAATCAACAATAATGTCGGTGAGAACGCTGTTGTCACCAGCAACAGCATCCTCACTCGTTGCAACCTTTTTTCTCGCCATATTAGCTTAGCAACTTATCAAAAGCGGCACCAATCTTTTCACTAACACCATCCTCTTCTGCTGCGACCTTGGTGGAGCTAAAACTCTTTTCGGTGCCGGCAGAAGAGTCGGAATCATCAGCATTAGGGTTGATATGCTTTTCCAACGCCAACTTCATTTCATCAATCGGTGCAAACTGAAAGAGTTCATCAATCGGCTTCACACTATCAATAATAGTTGGAATGTCCTTCTTAGGTGCAAGAGGGGTAGGCTTAAGAGCGGTTATTACTGAAGCAGGTACAAGCCAATTATTGAACCCATGTTCCATCTTTACCACCAAATCCAAACCTTCATTTTCGTCAGTAATATCTACGCCTTGGCGCAACGCACTCTTAACCAAATCAAGAATATCCTTATATGTTGTGCGAGGCGAAACACTCCACCAACGAATACCCTTATCTTCTTCACCACGTTTAATGACAGGAATATAAGCACGATTCTTTGGAGCCATGTTCTTAAACATCTCCTTAAAACTCTCATCATTCGTCTGCTTAAATTGATCCCAACACTTTGTAGCGAAATCACAAATCGGATCAGACTCACCCTTCATCTTTGTGGGACAAAGAAATGTACGGCCCGCGATTCCAAAATGGAACCACATCTCTTGAAAAGGCATTTCCAAGTCATGCTTGTAAGGAGCTATACGTATAGTATGTTCTCCTTCTTCCAACTTAATAATGTCATCTTGATTATTGCCATTATTACTTTTAGTTGGATCAAGCTTGTCAATTGCCGCGTTGATCTTATCCAAATTAATAGCCATTTGCTTCTCCTATAAATTAATGAAAACTACGATTGTGATACATTATAACACTTTTTTACTAAAATTTAAACTACTGATGCATCGCATCCTAACATTTCTTCATCAAGACATCGGCAACTTTCTCCACATGATTTAAAGGGTTTATTTCTAATTCTACTTAATAATATAAGTAAAGATACGGGTAATGTCAAGGCAGTTAAAACTATCATAAAAAGTTTCATTTTTCTTCTCCAAACTTTCTATACTATAATATACACAATCTTTTGGGTTTTGTCAAGGCTTTTTTTGATTTATTTTAAAAATAAATGTCAGACCATATTTGCATTGTTTGAGGATAAATAGCAAACATTTGCTCCTTTAATACTTTTGCATATTCTCTAATCTCCCACTGGGCAGTAGGTTCATCACGAAGCTCAATAAAATTAACTATGGCTTGAAAAGATGCGGTCCAATAAACTTCTGTGTACTGACTTAGAGGCATTACAATACGTGCTTGTTCCTTAGCTACACCAAGTTCTAGAAGTCTTTCATAATAATATCTTCCAACTTGAATGGCCTTGGCATAGGCTTCGGCGGCTTCTTCTTGTTCTTTAACCGATCCGACACTCGCCTGTTTACTATCTTCCGATTGTTGCCGCCAGTTTTCTGGAATATAATATTCTTCAACTGGGACATAACGTCCACTAATTTCATTCCAAGCATGATCCTTTGTTGAATATGATGAGGTTGTTTCTGCACCTACTACGTGTTTATACCACTGGCGCATAACAAACTCTGGTGCTTTTATATGAAACTGAACTACAAGATGCCGAAACGGAGAGAAGTGTTTATGTTTTGCAAGATAACGAACTAGGCGTTCATCACTTTTATCATATGTATCTTTTCTTTTACCAAATGATACTCTTGC